CCTCAGGTTCTGCGGCCTGAACGTCAACATCTATCCATGGTTCGAGCGCCACCAGCGGGCGAAAAGAGCCAACACAACCATGTATGACCCAAAGCAATTCAGGCGTCGGTAATGGAGCGCTGGATGATGGGTGATCCGTTCGATGTCGTATCGAGGCTGCAAGAGCAGGAAATCAGGCGGGACACCCGCATAGTTGAGGAGCATATGGGGCGTAAGCTGAAATCCGTTTCCGATCGAATCCAGCGGGATATGTACCAGTGGGGAGATTGGGCCAAGAGACCGCAGTTCTGGGCCAACCTTGGGGTTACGCCATTCTGCCGAATACTGGGGCAGCTACCAGACAGAGAGCCGCGAGACTTCCGCCTGGACCCGCAGAGCATGGCGATTCACAAGGCGGTTATGGGGCTGGAAGATTCGTACAAGATCGTCCTGTATGCCTACTATGTGCAGAACATCCGTCATGAGGATCGACCCGAGGTCTTTAATCCGCGAGGCGTGAGTCGAGCCACATACTACAGGCGCCTGGATGCCGGTTCTGTGATGGCGCACAACAAGGCCATGCGCATGATGGAATATGCTCAGCAGGGCTTGTGAGACTATTAGGCATGGTTTATAATCAGTTTCAGATAGTCTCAGGTAATTGCGCCTGATCTTTGAAGCCTCGCCCGAACCGGCGGGGCTTTTTGTCTTTCCGGCCCAATGGGTGCGGTTGAAGTCCTGCCAAGCAGGCCGCCCAGGTTGATCGCCGGGTGATAGATTACGCGGTACCGGCAGGCCGGTCAGATTAGATCCTGGGGCCTGCAAACAAAAAGCCTTTGACCTGGTGGCGCCAGGTTGCCGCAATCCGTTGTCTCCTCCCGAGGTGTCGCAGCCTCGTTTCGCGCCCGCCTGAGTCGCAAGATTCGGCGGGCGTGGCTTTTCGAGGAATTTTTTGGGCTACACGGGACTCCGCTACACGAGGTAATCGATTCCCATATACCCCATGCCCGTATACGACCGGCCAGCCTACGCTATACAACCCGCTGGACAGATTGCGCTACAGGTGGTTTTAGGTGAAGGACTCCGCTACACGGCAGGCCACGGAATTTCACCGAACCGGTCGAGCCAGTAATCGGCATCGCCGGGCTGGGCTTGGAAATTGTGGTGCGCGATCTTGCGGCCGTCCTGGTTGAGCACGGCAAGCAGTTTCCGGCCGTCCAGGTCAGTGCGGCCCACGAGTTCGCCAAACGCAGCAAGCGCGGCGGCTTTGGATTCCGTCACGGTCTTGTCGGTGACGCGCTGATCGGGACTGCGAAGGTAAATTCGGTAGGTCAAGGCAAAAAAATTCCAAGATTGGCACCAGATTCCCATATACGGGGTTCTGGACAGGCACCGCTATACGGGCGCGCGGGACTCCGCTATACGTCATTCCGCTATACCCATGCGCCAGACGGCGCTACACCACCTTTTGCCGCTCGGCGGCCTCGACCAGCGCGCGCGCGATGCAGGCTGTAGCGCTGGGCGCGTAGCCAGCGGCCATCAGCGCGTCGAGCGCCAGAGCGGCGTCAGGTTGCAGCGATCCGCCGGGCAGGCGACGGCCGCCACGCTTGCGTAGCTTGGCCTCGGATTTGCGGACTCGATCGGCCAGCGGCACGGGCGGTTTTTGGGACTTGTCTATCATGGTCTGCATCATATCGGGCCTGGCGGTGGACATCAATTGGCGGCCGCCTGCATTTTGGCCTGCCTGCGGGCAATGGTGGCCGCCCGGTGCTCTTTTTTGTAGTGCCGCATGATCAGGCTGTTGACGGCCCGCAAGGCCGAAAAATTGGCGACGCTGGCATCATGTGCGGCCTGCCATTCGGGCGTGGCGCGCACATGATCCGGCATCAGGCCGTTTGGCAAGCGGGGAAATTCGCGCAGCCTGGCGCTGATCTCTTTACCCTGCTGCTCGATGCGCGCCAGGATTGCGGCGGCTTGATCGTATGATGTGATCGTGATTTTCACGGTCTGCTCCTGGTAGTGTTTTCCTACGCCAAAAGCCCGCACGAGGCGGGCAACGGCAAGGCAAGATGCGGATACTCAGTCAGTCGGGCCGCCAAGGCTCATGACGCGCTGGGCAAAGTAGACGCCAGCCGTGCCGCGCACCGTGTGCGACAGCCCGATAGGCTGGAGTTTGTTTTTCTGGGCGGCGGTGATCGACTCGCCGCCCTCGAATGCCACGTATTCGTTGCGAGTCTTTTTGTCGTAGAAACTCAGGAGCTGATGCTCCTGGATCTTGTCGGCAATTTGGTAGGTGCGGGTGGCGTAGTACATGATCATCTCCTAATTGACCCCGGAAACCGCCTGGAACGGTCGGAATAACTCCACTACTGCGCCCGGATCGCCAGGCGCAGGGTGTGGGGTTACTCAGCCTACCATTTCGTCCGCAAGATAGCGGGCCAGCACGTCGGCCGCGTTTTCGGCATCCGTCCATGACGTCTGGCCGGAACTGCCGCTGCCGACAAACACGATGCCGCCGCGCCCGGTGTCTGGGTTGTAGACGATGTGGTAGCACTGATTGCTGACCGTGGCGTCTTCGTAGGCAGCCTCATAGGCCGTAAAGCCGGCGGTGTCGCCGCCCATGTCGTCCAACAGGCTGGCGTCGATGTTGTTGATGTCGATAGTGCGCATGATGATCTCCTGTATTGAGCCTGGAAACCGCCAGGTCGGTGAGTTCGTTAACTCCATGACCTAAATTCTACGCAAGTTACGCGCGTAACGCAACAACTATTTTATTAGGACAAACCCTAACTGTGGCGAGATTGCAAAACCTGCCGTCGCGCCTGGGCAAACTGCCGACCAAACGTCAGCAGGTATCGAGCGACCCGTCGAGCTGGCGCAACGACAAGCGCACCGCAGCTCAGCGCGGCTACGGCTACAAGTGGCAGCAGGCCCGGGCCGAATACCTGGCCGAGCATCCGCATTGCGTGATGTGCCTGGCTGAGTTGGGCATGACAGACCTGCAGCCGGCTGATGTGATCGTCAAGTGTGCGCAGGCTGGTGTGCCTGAGCCGGTGGCGACGGTGGTGGACCATACGGTCAAGCATGAGGGCAACCAGCGGATCTTCTGGGACCGATCGCTGTGGGCTGCTTTATGCGCCCATCACCATAACTCCGACGCGCAGCGCCGGGATAAGGGCGGAAGCCAGCGCCAGCGCATAGGACTTGATGGCTGGCCGGTGGAGGATTGATAGATGGTGTGCTGCTATTGCGGGTGCGCTGGAGACCTGCGGCCGTATGGCCCAAGGGGCGCGATGGTGTGCTTTTCGTGCGCAATGTCCAGCCCTGAGCGTGAGGCACAGACCGCGCAAAACTTCAGTGCCCAACTGGCGGCGTGCGGCGACGTGGCGGCGATAGATGGCAGCCATGTCGGCCCGTACCCAGCAGAGCACCACAAGGGCACAGCACATGAGCACTGAGCATTCCATCACCGTCCGTCTGTCTGTCGCCTGGTGGCTGCGCTGGTATCTGGCCGGTGTCGTGCTCACGTGCAAGATGACCGGATGCCAGCCGGACATGGGCAGGGTCGAGCGCTGGATCAGTCGGGCAATCAAGCTGCGAATTGGGTAGCCCCCCGCTGCTGAGCAAATAACGAAGCCCCGAACCGTTGACGCGGTACCGGGGCTTCTCGCTTTGACCAACTGAGAAGGAGTTGGATTTGGCTGGAAGCAAGTATAAGTGCGTCGTTTGTGCGCTGGCAATACTCCCTAGGCTGACCAGGTCAGGGGAACCGAGCAGTAGGCAGAGGAAGTACTGTTCGCCAGGCTGCAAGATAAAGGCAAGGCCAGGCACCAAAAGAGCACCGAGCAAACCGAGGCTGGTTGTTTGCCAGCATTGCTTCACCGAAAAGCACAGGCGAGTGCGCGGCGGCGATTCTGATGCAGGCAAGTATTGTTCGCGGGAATGCGCGTTTGCCCGCCGTCGATTGATCGGCGCTGAGGTTTCTGCAATCAGGCGCATCGGCCAAGCGAACGGGCCCGTTGAGGGCGAGCAGGAAGGCGCACAGAGACGCGCCCATGTGGTGCGATCAGAAGTTGCGGCGCTTCGTCGAATAGCGAAGTACGTGCCGCGCCCCTCGCTGTATTCCGTGGTGTGTGAATCATGCCAGCAGGAGTTTCAGGCGATTAGACGGCCCAGGGGCGGCGTGAAGCGCAAGACATGCGATGAATGCAAGCGCATTGCCCGGAAAGAACAGCGGCGGGCGTACAAGAAGACAGAGAACGGCCGCAAGCGAAAGAGGCTTGAGAGGGCGGCGCGTCGAGCGGTAGAGCGCGGGACTGATGCTGACAGGATCGATCCGATTGATGTATTCAGGCGCGACGGGTGGCGGTGCCATATGTGCGGCAAGACTACACCGGAAAGGCTGCGCGGGACATATCACCCGCAGGCACCCGAGTTGGATCACATTGTGACGCTTGCTGATGGCGGCACTCATACATGGGGCAATGTGGCCTGCGCATGCAGGGCGTGTAACGGATCGAAGGGCGCTAGATCGATGGGGCAGATGGGCCTCGGTCTGGCGGCGTAGGGGGATACCCCACCTGAAACCGTGGGGCTTTTGCGATTTCTAGACCGGCTGCCTCCCTCATTCAGAGATTTTTCCCCTTAACAAGACTTTGTTAACCGAGGTTGTTCATGGCATTCACCGACAAAAAGCGCAAGTTTGTCGCCGCGCTCCAGTCGGGGCTGTCTGGCGCAAAAGCGGCTGTGGCTGCGGGTTACAGCGAAAAAGGCGCGGCCCAGGCGGCGTCCCGACTGATGAAGGACAAGGATGTCCAGGATGCGTTAAAGCGCAAGGAGCTTGTTGAACAGGCGAAGGCTGAGGCGAAGGCGGCCGGCAAAGAGGTCAGCCTTCCCGATCTTGGAAAGATGTTCAGCGATCCGAAGGCGTTTCTTATGGCGCTCATGAACGACCCAGGCGAGGACATGAAACTACGTGTTGACGCGGCCAAGGCGCTGATGCCGTTTACGCACGAGCGCAAGGGCGAAGCCAGCAAGAAAACCGCCAAAGAAGAAGCCGCCCATAAGGCCATGCAAGGACGATTCGCGGTGCCTGCTGCGCCCCGGATGCAGTAATGGCCGCCCTGCCGAAATGGAGTACCGCTTGTTTGGACTGGGAGCGGCGGATTGTCGCGGGCGAGAGCCTGATTACGTTTGATCCGCTCTTTCCTGAGCAGGCAGACGCTGCGCTTCGGATATTTGAGCAGTTGAAGATTGTCGATCTGCCTGGAAGCCCTGGAATGGGTGAGGTGTCCAGGAAGTGGGTCATGGATTTTGTGGCGGCCGTGTTCGGCGCCTATGACGCGGCTACCGGCAGGAGGCTGATTACCGAGTTCTTCATGCTGATCAGCAAGAAGAACACCAAATCGACGACTGCAGCCGGCGTGATGCTGACGGCGCTTTTGCTGAACTGGCGCCGCTCGGCGGAACTGTCGATCATCGCGCCCACTGTTGAGATCGCCAAAAACTCGTACTTCCCGGCCCGAGACATGATCCAGGCCGATGAGGAATTGAAGGCGATCTTTCATGTCCAGGACTACACGCGAACGATCACAGACCGCCGGACTGGCGCGGTATTAAGTGTGGTTGCCGCAGACGCCGATACGGTGGGCGGCAAAAAGTCGTCGATCGTACTGGTTGATGAATTATGGATCTTCGGCAAGAAGGCCAAGGCCGAGAATATGCTGCGAGAGGCCACTGGCGGCCTGGTATCCCGACCCGAGGGCTTCGTGATCTACCTGTCCACCCAGTCGGACGAGCCGCCGGCGGGTGTCTTTAAGCAGAAATTGCAGTACGCCAGGAAGGTGAGGGATGGCGAGATCGTGGATCCACGGTTTCTGCCGGTGATCTACGAGTTCCCGAAATACATGCTCGATGCCAACGAGCATCGGAACCCGAAGAACTTCTACATCACCAATCCGAACCTTGGCGCATCCGTCAGCGAAGACGACCTCATCCGGATGCTCAGCCAAGCCGAGGAAAGCGGCGAGGAATCGGTAGTTGGATTCCTTGCCAAGCACCTGAATGTCGAAATCGGGCTGAACCTTCGCTCCGACCGCTGGATGGGGGCTGACTACTGGGAATCGCAGGCTGACCAGCAAATCACCCTGCCCTATCTGCTGTCCAACTGCGAGGTAATCGATGTTGGGATTGATGGTGGCGGACTGGACGACCTTCTGGGGCTGTGCGTCTTGGGGCGGCACAAGGTCACGAAGGATTGGCTGGCGTGGTGCCGGGCCTGGGCGCATCCGTCCGTATTGGAGCGCCGCAAGGACATCGCGCCTCGCTTGCAAGACTTCGCCGCTGACGGCGATCTGGTTTTGGTGGATCACATCGGCGAAGACGTAGAGGAACTGGCCGACATCGTGTCGGAGATCCATGAGGCGGGCTTACTGGATAACGTCGGGGCCGACCCTGCCGGAATCGGATCTGTTCTGGATGCCTTGGAAGAAAAGGGCGTGCCAGGTGACAAGCTAAAGGCAGTCAGTCAAGGCTGGAAGCTATCGGGCACGATCAAGACGGCGGAACGTAGGTTGGCAGAAGGAACGCTGAAACATGCTGGCCAGCCGTTGATGGCCTGGTGCGTCGGCAACGCTAAGACGGTGCCCGTTGGAAATGCAATCAACATCACAAAGCAAGTCAGCGGATCGGCCAAGATCGACCCTCTGATGGCTTTCTTTGATGCCGTCCAATTGATGGCTCTGAATCCGGATGGAAAGAACGGCCAAGGATTTTGGCAGGCCATACGAGACCCAATAATCGCGTGAGACACCATGAAGACAGCAATTATCACCATGATTATTACCGGGCTTTCCGGGCTCGGCCTTCTGGTCGCGGGTGTCTATATTCTCGCTGGTCTTGGCTGGGCTTTGCTTGCCGGCGGGGTCAGCATGCTGGTGTGCGCCGCCTTCATCCGCGCAGGAATCCGAATTGGAGTGAAGGGTGGCTAAGTTCTTCGACGTGATAGTGAAGGCCGCCCAAAGCGAGTCGATCTGGCATAACCGCCCGATCCGCCTGACCGATGGTGACTTCTGGGGCGGGTTCTTGGGTTCGCAATCCTCCAGCGGCAAGACCGTCACCGCCGACAGGGCGCTGCGGCTGTCCACCGTATGGGCGTGCGTGCGCGTCATCTCCACATCCGTTTCGGGCCTGCCGTTTTCGCTCTACCGCCGCTTGTCCGATGGGAGCCGCGAGGACGCGAGGGATCATGCTGTATATGACTTGATCCACACCGCGCCGAATACGGAAATGACGGCCATGCAGTTCTGGCAGGCGTGTGTCGCGGCCATGTTGCTTTGGGGCAATGCCTACATTCGCATTCAGCGGATTGGCGGCCGCCCGGTCGCGCTGGACTTCCTGTTGCCGAATAGGATGCGCCTTGATACCGATGAGAACAACCGTCTTCGATACTTCTACACGCCACTCAAAGGCAAAGAGCGAGAGATTAGCCGCGAGGACATCATCCACATTCCTGGTCTGACCCTTGATGGACGGGTGGGGCTTTCCGCGATCCGCTATGGCGCCGATGTGTTTGGTTCGGCCATGTCCACCGAGGATGCGGCAAACAGCACGTTCAAGCACGGCCTGATGCCAACGGTTGCGTTCAAGATTGAGCACTTCATCAAGCCAGAACAACGCGAGGAATTCAAGGCTTACGTGAAGACTGTGACCGGCGCCCTAAATGCCGGCCGCCCGCCCGTCCTTGAGCAGGGTATGTCCGCCGAGAAGATCGGCATTGATCCAGTCGATGCGCAGTTGCTTGAGTCGCGGGCCTGGTCGGTCGAGGAAATTTGCCGCTGGTTTGGCTGCCCGCCGTGGATCATCGGGCACACCGACAAGGGCAGCAACTGGGGCACTGGTCTTGAGCAGCAACAGATCGCTTTCTTGGTGTTTGTCATTTCCACCTATACGACCCAGATTCAGCAAAGCGTCAATGCCAAGTTGCTGACGCCAAAAGACCGAGAAACGCTGTACACAGAATTCGCGCTCGAAGGGTTCTTGCGGGCCGATAGCGCGGCTCGTGCCGAGTTCTACGCAAAGATGACCGACAAGGGCATCTATACCCGAGATGAAGTTCGGGTGAAAGAGAATCTGCCCAAGAAGGGCGGCAACGCAGATGTTCTTACCGTCCAGTCCAACATGCTTCCGCTGGACAAGCTGGGCGAAACCACGCAGGCGCAATCAGCGCAGGCCGCACTGAAAGACTGGCTAGTAGGCCAATCGGAGTAAATCACCATGCCTAAACACAATCTTCCGGCAGCGCCGGAGGGGCGTCCTTGCGCGTCCGTCACTTGCGGTATTCAGCCTCGCGCTTTTGACCGATGGAACTCCGGCGTTCGCGCCGAAGCCAGCGATGATCGCACCATCAGCATCCTGGATGTGATCGGTTACGACTGGTGGACGGGCGAGGGTGTTACCGCCAAACGCATTGCTGGTGCTTTGCGGAATCTTGGGCCTGGGCCGGTAACGGTCAGCATCAACAGCCCCGGCGGCGATATGTTCGAGGGGCTGGCGATCTACAACCTACTGCGCGAGCACGACGGCGACATCACCGTTAAGGTGCTGGGGCTTGCGGCGTCTGCGGCATCCGTCATTGCGATGGCTGGCGACACCGTACAGATCGCCCGAGCCGGATTCCTGATGATCCACAACTGCTGGGTTCTGGCTATCGGCAACCGCCACGATCTGCGTGAGGTGGCGGACACCATGGAGCCGTTTGATGCCGCGATGGCCGACATCTACGCGGCCCGCACTGGGCTTTCGGTCGAGGAAATCCAGAAGCAAATGGACGGCGAAACCTGGATAAACGGCAGTTCGGCTGTGGATCAAGGGTTCGCCGATGAGCTTTTGCCATCCGATCAGGTCAAGCAGGGCGGCGAGAAGAAGGCGTCCGCCGTGCGCCGCCTGGAAGCGGCACTGCGCAATTCCGGCATGCCCAAGTCCGAGGCCATGAAGCTCATATCCGAATTCAAGTCCAGCGCGGGAGATCCCGCTGGCAGCGGCGAGGGCGATCCCGCCGGACGCAGTGCGGGCGACCCGCCTGTTATCGACCTTTCCGCATCGCTTAGCGCGATCAAATCTATTTCCATAGGAGCCTAATCATGGCTGACCATATCGAAAAGCAGGTCGAGGACCTGAACGCCAATATCAAGCGCATTGGCGACGAAATCAAACCTCTGGCCGAACAGGCCATCAAGGAAGCGAAGAATGCCGGCGAGGTGAATGCCGAAACCCGCGCCAAGGTGGACGAACTGCTCATGAAGCACGGCGAAGCGCAAGCGCGCATCACCGAACTGGAAAAGGAGGTCGTCGCCCGTCGTGACCCGGCCGAGCCCGAAGTACCCAAGTCGGCCGGTCGTATGGTGGCCGACTCGATGGCCGAGCAAGGCGTCAATTCCAGCTCGCGTGGCGCTTACCGCGTCGCCATCCCGCAGGCGGCCATCACGTCCGTCACTGGTTCGGGCGCCGATCTGGTGCAGTCCGATCGTCGCCCCGGTATTGTGGCACCGCCCAACCGCCGCCTGACCATCCGCGATCTGGTCGCTCCCGGCACCACTGAGAGCAACAACATCGAGTATGTGAAGGAAACCGGCTTCACGAACAACGCGGCCATGGTGACCGAGGGTGGCTCCAAGCCGTATTCGGAACTCACCTTCGGGTTGGCGAACGCCCCGGTGCGCACCATCGCCCACCTGTTCAAGGGCAGCCGCCAGATCCTCGATGATGCCCCAGGCCTGGCCAGCTACATCGACGCCCGTGCGACCTACGGCCTGGACCTCAAAGAGGAAGCCCAGCTGCTCTACGGCAACGGGACTGGCGCCAATCTGAACGGCATCATCCCCCAGGCCGAGTCGTTTGTGCCGGCGTTCAACCCGACCAAGGTTCAAGGTATCGACCGTATCCGCCTGGCCATTCTCCAGGCGTTCCTGGCCGAATACCCGGCAACCGGCGTCGTGCTGCACCCGACCGACTGGGCGCAGATCGAGCTCATCAAGGACGAGAACGGCAATTACATCATTGCCCGTCCGCAAGATGGCACCCCGGCGCGCCTGTGGAATCTGCCCGTGGTGGAAACGCAGGCCATCGTCCAGGGCGACTTCCTGGTGGGCGCGTTCCGTCTGGCCTCGCAGATCTTTGATCGTATGGAAACCGAAATCCTGGTTTCCACCGAAAACGACAAGGACTTCGAGAACAACATGGTGACGATCCGCGCTGAACGGCGTCTGGCGTTTGCCGTGTATCGTCCCGAGGCGTTCGTGACGGGTGATCTGCAACCTTCCTCGTAATGAGGGCGGCGGGCGGCTTCGGTCGCCCGCCTCATGCTTGGAGTGTTAGATGGTTGATCTAGTTGAAGCGATGCCGCTTCGCTCTTTCGAGTACGGCGGCACGGTTCGCGCGCCTCGCAAAGGCACGTTTTCCATCGATCGGCGCACGGCCAATGATCTGGAGGCAAGGGGGCTGTTAAAGATCGTCCGGCAGAACCCGGACCCTCAGCCGGCCACTGGGGGACAACCGTCTGCATCGCCAGTGGCCCAAGCCTCACGCAAGCAGACGTCGAATACGTCCGAAACTGGCGCGAAGCGGGCTCGCCGCAAGAAGCAAGACGGGTCGTCGTAGCGAACACGACGTTTCGCGCTGCGCCATGGGCCGACGCGCTCTTTGCGATGGATCGCGCTTGGTGGAAAGCCTATATCGACGAGGTTCGCGAGGTGTTCAAGGGGCGATACGTTACGTCATTCGCTCATTGCCACGGCGCCCAGCGCATCGGTGTGGAGGACACTCCCAATAGTGGCGCCGGCGCAATTATGACGGCCGTGCACTATGGCGCGCGTCGGATCATTTTGCTGGGCTATGACTGCCAGCACACGGGCGGCAAGGCGCATTGGCACGAGGATCATCTGGCGGGGCTTGGCAACGCCGCGTCGGTCGACAAGTGGCCCGCGCAGTTTCAGAGACTTGCCGATAAGCTCGAGGATGTCGAGGTCATCAACTGCACGCGAGAAACCGCGCTGTCCTGTTTTCGAAGGATGGGCCTGGAAGATGCGTTGTCCGCCCCAGCGCACCGTCCGCCCCTGCATATCCAGGGCATGCATGGCATGGGAGACAACCTACATCAAAGAGCGGTCGTGCGCGAGCTGGTGCAGACCAACGAGGTGTGGCTTGAGACGCCCTGGCCGTCGATCTATCACGACATGCCGGAACTGAACCTTGTCCAGAAGGGAACCCGGCTTCGCACGCAGGCCAAGAACCTGAATCGGGAGATCGGTGCCTACACCAACCGATCGATTCCGCGTGGCGCACGTTCGATGCGCATCAGCTATCCACCTGACATGGTCCGACAGCATCGCGGGGTGCTGGCGGCAATGAGCGCACAGGTCGGCGTGGCAGTGGGCGATTTTCGGATGCCGGTGCCTTGGAGTCACGGACTGGATTTGCCTGAGGACAAGCCGGTTCTGGCGTTTCGCCCGCTTGTGGAGCGCACAGAGTGGGGCGGATGCAGGAACCGGAACCCGGACATTGATAGCTATTTGAGGCTGTTCGATTCCATCCGGGATCGATTCTTCGTGGTGAGCGTGGCCGACCTGGAGGATAAGCAGGAATGGATGGTTCATCGAGAGATCGGGGTCGATCTGACGCTGCACAAGGGCGAGTTGAGTTTCCAGCGGCTTGCCGCGCTGTGGCGTGATGCCTCGATGGTGATGTCGTCTCCTGGATTTGGTGTTGTCCTGGCCCAGGCCGTGGAAACCCCTGTTGTTGCGGTGTTTGGCGGGTATGAGGCCGGATACTCGTTCGATGCTGGAGCAAGGTTTACGCCGACCCTGGCAATCACGCCCATCAACCAATGCGATTGCTTCAGTCACACGCACCCATGCGACAAGACGATCAATATGGACGAGGCGCTTGCCCGTCTCAATGACTTTGTGAGCGAACATGCAACGAAACCGTGAATCCGTGCGCATCAGCCCGCGCAAGTACAAGATTGCCGACCTGCCGACCCGGTATTTCAACCCGGGCGAACTGGAGGTCTTGCTTCACCTGTTCGAGTCCGTGAGCCCGAAGGTGGTGGTGGAATTTGGCGTGAACACAGGCCGAAACGCCGTGGCCGCCATCCGCAACATACCGAGCATCACGCGCTATGTCGGTGTGGACGTTCCGCCGACCTATCGAACCATCATGCCTTGCCAGCGCCGGGAGATTCCGGCCAATCCTGGGGCCTTGGCGGCTGGCCTGGCCGAATTCGAGCTGATTCTACGGCCCAACGGCACGTTCGATCTGGCGGCCGACGACCTGCCCGAGTGTGACGCGGTTTTCATCGACGCCGACCATTCGCGCAAGGGCGTGCTGAACGACCGCGCCCTGGCGCTGCAAATCGTTCGTCCCGGGGGGATCATCATCTACCACGACGACAACTGTCTGGATGCCGTGGAAGTCACGCAGACGCTGAACACTCTGTGCGAGGGCGGGGCCGAGATTACGCACGTCGAGGACACCTGGCTGTCGTTCGAGATCGTGCCGGAGCCGGAAGATGGCGATAACTGACCTGAGCCTGGTCAAGGCGCATCTTCGCGTCGATACCGGCACTGATGAGGACGCCTTGCTGGCGCAGTACCTGAGCGCGGCGGAAGATGCGGCCATTCAGTACTTGAACCGCAGCGTCTACAAGGCCCAATCTGAAGTCGATGCCGCCACCGAGAACGGTGAAGACCGGCCGATGCTTGTGAATTCATCGTTTACCGCTGCCGTGCTGTACATGGTGGCCGAGATGTACGCCAAGCGAGAGGACGGGGCGGGCGATAAGCCGCATCTGACGCGTGAGTCCATCCGGTTTCTTGATCCCTATCGGATCGGTTGGGGCGTGTGATGCAAGCCGGAAACCTGAACCGCAAGATCACGATCCAGAAACTCACGCAGGTTCAATTGCCAAGCGGCCAGGTGAAGGATGAGTGGGTCGAGGTCGCAAAGGTCTGGGCGTGGGTGAAAACGCAGTCCGGCATGGCTGTGGCGCGACAGACGGGCGTGTCTGATGGCGTGGCGCAATCGCTGAATTCGTACTCGTTCAGAATCAGACACAGAACGGATGTCACAGACGACATGCGCATTGTGTACGGCGGCATGCACTTCGACATCAAACAGATTCGTCACGACCTGGCCGGCCACGAATGGACGGACCTGGTAACCGAAGAAGGCGGAATCGATGGCTGAGGATGGCCTGAAAGTGGACTTCCAGCAGGTCTTTGATCGGTTGGATGGTCTGGCCGAGGTCGCAAAGCAGCACCTGCCCCGAAGCATGGCGGTTGCGACTGGCCAGGTTTTCCGTGACGAGGCGAAGGCCCGGGCGCCACGAGGCGAGGCCGCGCCGACATCGAAGGTTGGCCCGAGACTGCCGCTTGCCGAGAGCATCTATTTGGCCTACTCGGAGAACCGATCGGCGCCCGATGCCGGTATTGCGACCTACAGCGTCACATGGAACAGCAAGCGAGCACCGCACGGACACCTGGTCGAATTCGGGCACTGGCAGCCGTATCGGGTCTTTCGAGACAAGGATGGCAATTGGCGCACCGACAAGAGTTCACCATTGCCTTCGCCCAAGTGGATCTCTGCCAAGCCATTCCTTCGCCCCGCTTACGACGCTATGGGCCAGACCGCCATTGCCGCCGGCCTTAATCGTGGCCGCGAGCGCATGAACGAGATTCTGGCGAATCCTGCGATTCTGGATCAGTACAAATGAGCATCGAATCTACCCTGTTCACGCTGCTGAAGGATATCGCGGCGATCAAGTCCGGCTCAATCAGCCGTGTCTATCCGGACGCAACGCCTGACAACCCGACCTTCCCGCTGATTGTCTATCAGGTGGTTGGCGGCCGCGCCTACGACTATCTGGAGCGCAAGATTCCCGGCTGCGAACACTACCGCGTTCAGGTTTCCTGCTGGTCGAAGACGGCAGACGAGCGCCGGACACTGGCCCTGGCTGTGCGCAAGCTGATCATCGAGGCCACGTCATTTGAGGCCGCCGAAACAATGGGCCAGGCCGTGAACGAATACGAGGACGCCTTGAAGCTGTACGGCAGTCGCCAAGACTTCGGGATCTGGATCAAAACCAACTGATTTTCATCTACCGCCTTCGGGCGATTTTTTGTACCTGCCGCCATGTGCGGCTTTTTTCATTGGAGCCTTCATCATGGCATCGTACTTTCCCAACGGAACGATTCTTTCCGTCTCCACCGCCCTGTCTGATGGCGGCAACATTGACAGCATGACCAATGCGAATCCAGCGGTCGCTACTGCGGACTCTTCGGGGTTCAATGTATCGCCTGGCGACATCATGGTGCTCAACTCAAACTGGGCAGACGCAACGGATCGCGTGTTTCGCGCATCTTCGGCAACCAGCTCCAGTCTGACGCTTGAAGGTCTGGATACGACCGACACCGACCGCTTCCAGTCTGGCTCCGGAACCGGCTCTATTCTGGTGGTTGATGACTGGGTGCAGTTGTCTCAGGTCCGTGAAGTGGGCAAAGCGGGCGGAGAGCAGAACTTCTTCCAATGGCAGTATCTGGAAGATCGCAGCGCTCAACAAAAGCAGCGCCCGACCTTCAAGAGCGCCAAGTCCATGACGATCACGCTCGATTACGATCCGGCCAAAGAGTGGTATTCCTCGCTGGACGAACTCGACCAGAAGGGCGATGCCGTGGTGCTGCGCGCAGTTCTTCCGAATGGCGCAAAGCTCTTCTACTACGTCTACCCGTCCTTTGACGCCGATCCGTCGCTGACCATGAACGAAAACATGGTGAATACCGCCACGTTCTCGCAAATCAGCCGCTTCACCCGCTACGAGGATTAATTATGGCGATCATGAAGGGCAATGCCCCCAAGACACTTCCCGCCAAACTAGAAATCGTGGGCGGCGGGGAGAAAAACACCCTTACGCTAACCTTTCACAATCGAAAGCCCAGCGAGTTTCAGGCCAAGCTGGACGAGTTGAAAGACTCCAAGGAGCCTTTTCTGCCGTCCATGGTGCTGTTCGTTGTCAAGGAATGGGAAACCGACTACTCCCTATCCATTGAGGGCGTAAAGGAGATGGAGGACGAGCGCCCGGGCATCTGCGATGCCATCCTGCAAGGGTTTCACAAGGTCCGCCGGGTCGAACTCGAGGGAAACTAAAAGGGGCGGTGAAGTTTCTGTACGAGAAACAGCCAAGCGCCGCAGACCTTGCGGAGTTTGGCATTCGTCCCAGCGACTTCCCGCCCCGGCGCTATGATGCTTGGCCTGAAAATTGGCCGGCCATTCAGCTATACGCCCAAAACCGCACGCAATGGATACAGGGCCCTGGCGGACCCACTGGGCTGAACTATCCGTGGTTTCGATCCTGTCTGGAACGCCAGGGCATCCCTGCTGACGAGGCTGAAGCCATCATGGACGGCATCAGGGTTATCGAGGATGCGGTGCTGGCGGAGGTATACAAGGACTGAGTGGGTGTATGATTGGCGTATCTAATTGATACAGAGAGGGACGGGAATGTCGCTGGCCGATGAAATCCAGAAGCTGCAGGAACTCAAAGATCAGGGCGCTTTGACCGATGAGGAATTTCAGAAAGCCAAGTCTCGGGCGATTGGCCTTGATGCCGCCGCACAGAGAGCCAGTGAGATGCCCCCTTCCAAGAAAAGCGGCGGATGCCTCAAGACAGTTCTGTGGACTGTTGTCGCGCTGGTTGTCGCGTTCTTTGCTCTTGGCGCATATGAGTCACATAAAAGTACATCGCCATCGGTGGCTGTCGTGTCTTCAGCCTCGCGGAATACGGCCAGATACACAGGAGTAATGAGGATTGATTCAGGCACAGAATACGTAGCGCTGAACGAACCGTCGTCCATAGGCGGCGGGTGCGATGGATGGAATGCTGTGGCAATTCAGAAGCCAGGGGCTCCGTCCACAGCAATGAAGGGCCTTATCTGCTGGAAGCTGATTGATGGGAAGATGGCTATCACGGATAAATTCGGGTCGCAGCGAACCGCTGGCCCGGTGTCGGCATGGAGCGATTGACGAAACGCTGTGATGTGCCGATCAAGGCCGCCTTCGGGCGGCTATTTTTTGGAGATTGATATGGGCGGAACAGGAAGAGTCGGGCGGCAGCAAATCGCAAACGAATTGATCATTGCCATGGCGCACATGCTGGAGCAGCAGGCGATCCGGGATCTGCGCGACGAGGATGGCAATCTCATCGGTACTGATGATGAGATTGCTGAGCGCATGACGGCAGTTATTCGGCGGGTGGATTCGATTTCTTCAAAGATTGGATCTGCGCTTCTAGCTTCTTAATCGTTTGGGCCTGCTTGGACTGCTCATTCGCAATGGCGGATAGCAGTCTGCGCAGCGGATTGACATCGATTCCTTGTTTAGACAGAGGGATAACAGCATCATCGATGGAGATCACGGTTTCCTCCAGTGCATTCTAGTTGTAGGGATTCGTAACATACCCCGGTGCCGCCACCGAACGGCACTAGAACTTCCCCTCCTGTAAGTACATACAGCCCGCCAAGTAGCGGGCCTTTTTTATGGGCGCAAGAAATGGCAGAAGAAGTAATCGGCGTTGCTCGCATCGACATTGTCGGTAATGCAGAAGGCGTTGAGGCAGCGACCGCCAAGGCAAAAGCTAGTGTTGCGTCTATGAGCAAGGACGCGCAGGCGCAATACTCGCGCCTGTCCGCAGCCGAAAAACGTCGCATCGATTCGCTTATACGCCAGGCCGACACTGCCGGCATGACTCGCACCCAGCAGATTGCCTATAATGCCGCCCTAAAGTCCAGCGGCCCGCTGCTGGACGACATCACACGCCGCTTGAGTGCCAATGCGGTTGCAGCCCAAAAGGCCGGTATTGAATTCAACAAATACGGCCTGAGCCCAAAGATGGAGTTGGCAGCGCTTCGACAGGTTCCGGCGCAGATCACTGACATCATCGTTTCGCTACAGGGCGGCCAGCGCCCTTTGACAGTGCTGTTGCAACAAGGCGGGCAGTTGAAGGACGTCTTTGGCGGTGTAGTGCCCGCCGCGAAGGCGCTGACAGGCGCGCTGATCGGCATGATCAACCCTGCAACGCTCACGATAGGCGCGCTGGCGTCCCTTGCCTTCGGATTTCTGCAAGGCTCCAAAGAAGGCGAGGAATTCCGCAAGACCTTGATCCTCAGCAATGGCGCCATTGGTGTCAGCGCTGACGGGCTGCAAGATATGGCCCGGCGCCTGGATGGGATCGCAGGCACTCAGGCCAACGCCGCCAAGACGCTCAATATGTTCGCGGGCGAAGCGAAAGTTTCGGCCGGCAATTTGCAGCAGTTCGCGCAGACCGCTATCGAGTGGGAGCGCGCGACGGGCCAGGCCGCCGAAGAGATCGTCAAGCAGTTCACCGAATTGGCGAATGACCCGCTGAAGGCCTCGCAAAAGCTGGATGAGAGCATGCGGTATCTCACAGCCAGCACCTACGAACAGATCCGCGCCCTCGTGGACGCTGGGCGCCAAACCGAAGCCGCCGAGCTCGCCCAGTCCGAGTATGACCGGGCGCTACGCGAACGCACGCCGCTCATGGTGGAAAACCTGGGCTACGTGGAGCGAGCCTGGCGAGCGATCAAGGACGAGAGCGCTAAGGCCATGGATGCGCTTCTCGGCATCGGCCGGCCCACGACATTGGCCCAGCAGCTTGCCCAGAAGCAGGCCGAATATGCCAAGCACTTCGGCGGCGACAATGATCCGAATGTCTACCGCGGCGGATTCAATAGTGGACGTCGCCAGCAGCTGGAGCAGGAAATCTATGCCTTGCAGGAGCAGATGCGCCTGGAAGCGGGCGTCACGCGGCGCCGCCAGGAAGGCCAGCGAGAAGAGCAGCGCAAGATCGACGCATCCATCCGCTGGAACAATCAGCAGGACAAGATCCAGTCCAACGCCATAAAGCGAGAAAAGGAGATCGCCCAAGCGCGGCGCGACGCCCTGGTGCTTGGCAAGTCCGAAAAGGAACTCGCCGAGCAGATCGCCGCGATCAACGAGAAATACAAGGATCCTCAAGGCAAGGCGTATACAAATGATGCCGCCACCCGGATGCTCATGTCCCTGCGTGAGCAGGAGGCTGCATTGCGGGCCCAGGCAGACGGAACCGAAAAGCTTTCCAGTGCCCAGCGCGAGCTCGCCAAGTTCGAGCAACAGATCGCCGACATCAAGAGTAAACAGACGCTGACGGCTGATGAAAAGTCGATTTTGGCCGCCCAGGACAAGCTGCGTGCGCAGCATGAGATCAATGTTTCAGTGGAAAGGGAAGCGCAGCTCAAGCAGCAGCAGATCGAGGTCGAAAAGCAGCTGACCGCCTTGCGCGCCAACCAGTCGCTAAATGAAGCCCAGTTCATGCGAGAGCTGGAGGAATTTGGCCGCGGTGACAAGTTCCGCGAACTCAACCGCGAACTCAAGCGCATCGAGGACCAGTACCGCCGGATCATAGCGGCTCAGTCTGCGAAGCCTGGCGGCATTACTGATGAGGCTTTGTCGGCGATCCAAGGCGCCATGGATGAGGACCTGGAGCGTGTCCGTCGTCAACATGAGCAGCGCCTTGCGCTGCAAGAGGATTGGGTGCACGGCGCAACCAGGTCCCTGGAGAACTATTCGGATCGCGCCCGGGATATCGCCGGACAGACTGAGCAGGCCTTCACCGGTCTTTATGACGGCTTGACCGATGCCGCCGCGAAATGGGCGGCCGGCATGGATGTGTCGATAGAGGATGTGGGCAGAAGCTTTGCCGCCATGATCATCAAGATGCAGCTCCAGGCCGCCGCGGCACCCATATTCAGCGGAATACAGGGGGCGATCTCGGGATTGTTTTCGCCGTCATCGGCATCCATCACCTACGGTGCCGGCTACAGCCCAGCCCAGACGTTCGCGGTGAACGCCAAGGGGAACGTTTTCGATTCGCCCAGCCTCTCGCGCTACTCCAATCAGGTCCACGACACCCCTAAGTTCTTCCAGTTTGCCAAAGGGGCTGGCGTGTTTGCAGAGGCTGGGCCCGAGGCCATCATGCCGCTCAAGCGAGGTCCGGACGGCACGCTAGGCGTAAGAGCCCAAGGGGCGCAAGCCGCTCCGAATGTGAAGGTGAACGTGATCAACCAGGGTGAGCCCGCACAGGCTACGCAGGCGGGTCAGCCACGCTTCGATGGTGAAGCATGGGTGATCAACGTCGTGCTCAATAAAGCGCGGCGAAGCCAAGCATTCCGCAATGAGCTTCGAGGAGCGCTCGGATAATGGCCACGTTTCCAAGTTACGCCCGGATTATCGAGCCCGGCTACGGTGAGGCTCCCGATTATGGTGTGCTGCGCTCGCCCATGGACGATGGCTTAGCAAAGCAACGTCCACGGCGCACATTGCCCGTAGTCGGGCGCGACGTGCAGATACTGGTGCTCGATAAGCACGACAAGCTGGAGTTTGACAAATGGGTCAAGACCGAGATCAACGGCGGCACGGGATGGTTTGACCTTGTCGACCCCGTTGATGATGTCCAGAAGAAGGCTCGCATCGTTGCGGGTAAATATCGCTGGTCGACGCCAGGTGGCGTTTGGATCGCCTCCTGTCAGTTGGAGACGCTAGGATGAGCCTGACACAAAAGGGCCGGCGCAACGTCCTGGCAACGTCGGCTGATGAGCCGATGCTGATGCTGCTGGAAATCACGCATGCTGATTTGGCCGTGCCGATCCGCGTAGTGAATGACAATCAGAAAATCACAGTGTTGGGCAATGAATACATTGCTTGTCCCTTCCAGATCACGCTG